TTTTGAACCGGGAACTGGCTCAAAGCTCCGGTGGCGAGTTGTGGGTATACCAGCATGTGCTATCCCCGGTTCTCGATCACGGTCAGCGAGGTCTTACCCTGCATTTCCGCCATCGCGGTCAGGTCCAGTTCGTCGCTCGCCAGGCTGCAATTGGCGTATTGAGTTCCGTCCCATGGATCGGTGAATGCGAAGTTTCCGAAGCATCCCTGGTTGTCGGCGAAGAATTGTTCCAGCTCCGTCATTTCGCTCTCATCCAGCGCATCCAGGCGGATCTCCCAGCGGTGCAGCGGCCCGGCCGAGTCCCGGTAGCGTTGTTCCACTCCGTCCACGAATCGCAGCGGCTGGTTTTGAAACCGGAAGGCCCTGATGGCCGGATACTGCGCCACCGCGTTCGTCTTTAGCTTGGGAAAGGTGGGCATGTTAGAGATCGTTCACCACGTCGTTGATCGAATTCAGGTTCAACATCGCGTCGCGAACCGCTTGCGCGATTTCGCTGCTATGGTCCAGAAACGAGCGCGAGTCCATGGCTTGCACGTTCACGGTGATCTGCGGCGCCGGAACGCCGCCGGCCGCGCTCCCGCTGCTGCTGCCCGGAGCTGCCATCCCGCTGGCCTGCGCGCTCGTTGCACTGGGCGCCGCGCTGTACGCCCTCGGCATTCCCATCTGGTCGTAATCGGCGCCGCTCACGTCACTGCCGGTGTCCGCACCCTCGAAGTAGATCGGGTCCGGCATCGCATATTTCACCAGCGGCGGCGGCACCGGCGTCCCTCCGCCTCCGAACAGCTCCAGCAACCCGACGACCAACGGGACCATGCCCAGCCCGCTCTCCAGAACTGTGGCTGCGATTGCCTCTGGCGTGACGCCGCCACCGGTGGCTGTGCTCGCAGTGGAGGTGCCGCCGCCGGTGGCTGTGCTCGCAGGGGAGGCGCCGCCGCCGGTTGTGCCCGCGGTGGTGCTGCTGCCGCCGCCGCCGGTTGTGTCCGCGGTGGTGCTGCTGTCGCTGGTTGTGCCCGCAGTGGCGGTGCTGCCGCCGCCGGTTGTGCCCGCGGTGGTGCTGCTGCTACCGCTGGCCGCTTGCGCCGCGCTGCTTCCCTGGAGTTCGCCGATTTGCTTCACGATGTCGCTCAGTGAGGCCGCAATCTCTGCGCCGCTGTCGAGCGTCCCATCCAGGTTGGAATCCGGCCGCCCCGATACCGCGACAAAAGCTTCGTAGAGCTTATCTTGTGTTGTGCTGGCCATGGTTGATCTCCGCGGCAAAAGCCCTTTCCAGAATCACGAACGCTTCCACTTGCCGCGCGCTCAGCTCCGCAAAATGCATCCCTCGCAGCCGGCGCCGCACAAAGAACTCCTCCACCAGCGTCTGGCTCTCAGCCGTGATATAGGGCTTCGGGCAGGTTCTGAGCGCCACATCCCTTCTCGCCCAGACCAGCGGCCCACTAGGGTCCTCGCTCATCGCCAGCCACCCGCACCGGCGCTTTTTTTCCAGGCCGGACTTCCGGCAGACGTCGCACTTCCAACCGGCCTGGTTGGAGAATTGAAAGTGGAAGGCGACAATCAGTTTTTTCGTTCCGCCTCGGTCAGTCCCGTCTCTGCCCGCACCGCCGCCAGCGCTTCCCGGAACAGGTCCTCCGGCCCGGCTTCCGCCAGCAGCTGGGGTGTGGCATCCGCGCCGTCCAGCTCCAGCCCCGATATGGCCCGCAGTCCCCACGTCAGGAATAGCCGGTCGATCTCCGTCTGGAGCAGCGCCGCGTCCATCTTGTCGCCCGGCGCCTGGCCAGCCTCCAGAAACTCCATTTGCCGGGCCAGTTCCCGCACCCTGCGCATCAGCTCCACGCGGCGCCCGAACGAGATCTTCGCCAGCGTGAAAGTCACCCCGCGCGCGACCCGCGACTCCACCGTTTTCAGGCTTTCGTAGGTCATGGTTATGCGAACGCCACCGCGATTTCGTCGTCCACCGTGCCCTGCGCGCGCGATTGCCGGAATTTCCACTGCAACCGGTTCTGGCCGTCATCGAACTCCGGCACCTCGGGAATCACGCTCTGCAGGTACACGCCCATGACCTGTCCCTCGGCCACGCCCAACTGAAACATGACGCTGATCGGCGATTGCTGCCGGGCGGCCTGATAGAGACCTTTGGTAGCGTCGTCGTCCTGGCTGAAGAGCTCGAAAGCCGCCGTCACGGACCGCTGGCCCGGAGAAATGCTGCGCGGCAGGCTCGATCCGAACTCCTTGGACCGCGTGTCCAGTTGGTTCTTGAGAGCGATCGATGCGCTGGTGATGGTGAGGAACTGCGATGGCGAAGTTCCCAGCCACGCCTGGCCCATGTTCCCCGGCACAATCGAATAGTCGAACGCGGCCAGCGCCGGCTCCTCCGGAAAGCTCTGTAGCTGTCCGACGTTGGCGGAGGAAAAGCTGCTGCTATCGAGCACGTCCTGCGCCAGGCCGCTGAAGTGGAACTCGTGGTAATCGCCATTCACCTGGATTTCCATCTGGTCGACGGCCGCCCCGCACAGCAGCCTCTGCACCGCCGTCGCCGGGCTCCAGTAGTCGAATACGCTGACGCTCGGCAGCTCCGTCGCAGGCATGTAGGTGACCGCGGCGCCCAGCGCCGCGCCGGTCGTGGGCAGGATGGTAAACGGAGCGTTCAGTTGCACGGTGTTCGGGTTCACGATCGCGGCCACGAACCGGATCTCCCCCGCGCATGAGACCGCCTGCCCCACGCCGAGCCCGTGCGGCGCCCCGAACCCCAGCCTTCCGGCAGAGGTGCTGGATGCCGCGGTCCCGCCGGCGAACTGCAGCGGCGCGCCCCCTAGTGCCGCCTGAAACAGCGGGCCATATCCCGGGTCTCCGCCCGTTTTCTGCCAGCTCGTCATGTAGGTCTGCAGCTCGAAATTCGTCTGCCGCCTGCCGCCCGGCGACTGGCCCGGAAACGTCCGGCTGCCCGTCTTGTCCTTCCGCTGCGCCGCCTCGAGTTTCTGTTGGACCGTCAGCTTCAGAGCCGGAATCCGGTTGCCGGATGTGATCGATCCCACCTGGCCGTAGCTCGTTTCCAGGGCCGTGTAGAACCGGTTTGCGTTAGAGGAAATATAAGAGGCCATACTAGCTGATACTCACTCCAATCTCGAAGGTGACTTTCGCCACCTGGATGAAATTCTTCCCGCCTTGCTTGACGGCTCCGAAGGACGCTTCGTATCCGCCAGCGTAAAACATCCCCTTGCCCCAATCGCCGCGGTTCGCGGCCAGCACCTGCGTGGCGGCGTCCGCGTAGAGGTGCAGACTGTCCTGGAGCCCCTCCAGCCGGTCCTGGGAATGCCGAACCTCGATGGTCATTTGAGCCGTGCCCGAGAATGTCCGAAACTTTTCCGTCAACCGGTTCGTCACCTTCTCGCAGTACACGTTCACTACCGGGTACTTCAGCGTGCTGGCGCGTTCGGCCAGGTCCGCCGCCACGTTTTGCGCGCGCACTTGCGCCATGTCGAGCGGACCGGCCAGCGCCTGGTCCGCTTGCGTGAGCGCGGCCAGGCTCGAATTCAAGCCAGTGGCGCCCGTGATGAGTCGCATCACTTGGGCGGTTGTTGCGCTTCCGATCGTCGCCGTCATCAGCCCCTCTGCATCACCCGTGGAACCGGCTTCAGATAACTGGGGCGTTGCCCCGGTCCCGGCGGCGGCCCCGCCGCCACAGCCGCCGGCTGCAGCCACGTCTGCCCGATGGCGATAGGCGATCCGTTTTGCCGCGCCATCGAATCGGGACCAGCGCCCACATAGACGTTCCATCCCGCCGCGGTTGTTGGCGGAGCGCCTGCCGGCTGGACCAGCAGCGAGCTCCCCGTGGTCGCGACGGTTGCCGGTAGGGCACTGGCCCCGTCTTCGCCCGCGGCGTTGACCCAGGCCACGGTCACGTAGTAAGTTGCGTCCGGCAGCGGGGTGCCCGGCGGCGGGGCCGCCGCTGCTGTCACCGCCGGAATGGCCGCCCGCGGCACGGGGACCGACGCCACGCCGATACCGGCCGCAACCAGCATTTCGTACGCCCACTTCGCCCTCAAGTGGAACTGGTCGCGCTTGCCGGCGTAGCGGTCGTTCAACTGGCTGTTGTACGCATCGCTGTAAACCATTTCCAAACTGCGAAAGGTGTGCCACAATTTCAGCGCTGGCGTCACCACCACGCTGCCGAGGTTCGGTTGGGGTGCAAGCCAGAACAACTGGTCCACGTAGCTCAACCTGGTCAACAGCGCGTTCAACTCCAGGGCAAGTTCGTCCTGGGCCAGAGTCAGTTTCTGCGTCACGTCGATTCCCTCGATGCTGGCTACGTCGAGAAGCTGCGAATCCTGCGCCGTCAGGTCTTCCATCGACGAAACGGTACCGTCTGTGAACAGAGCCATGGTTGTTCGCCTAGTCTTTCGAGGACTTTGAAGCGCCCTTCAGCTTGTTCAGCTCCGTGGTCGACAGCACCGTGAACTGCACCTTGGCCGCCGCCGCCTCCTGATCGGCCACTCGCTTGGCTTCCGCCTGCACCGCTCGGAACGCCTTGGCTTCCTCGGTGGTCGCCAGGCGCGCCACGCCTTCCACCAGCATCTTGGCGGCGATTCCGGGCGTCACTTCCGTCAGAACCCCCGGCTTTCCGCCGTCCGCCGTCTCATTGCTCACCACGACTGGAAACGCCTCGGCAATCTTCGATTCCATGTCGCGAATCTTCTGGTAATAGAGCTTCAGATCCATCGATTCCTCCTGAATGAAACAGGGGCGAGGCGTAGCTCGCCCCGAATAGGCAAATCCGGTGACAGACACCAGCGTCCACGCGGCGCGAAAGACCGCGCCTTGGGACGCGTGTGTCAGTCACCGAATTTGGCGGTTGCGGTACTAAGTGTTGACCTGCACGCCCGAGGTGTTGCGCAGCACGCCACAGCCGTACAGCACGTCGACCGTGAACTGCTGCGCCAGCGTGTTCGGCTGGTAGCTCATCACCACGCGCATGCCAAAGTTGCCCAACTCCGCGTATTCCGCGATGGCGCCGGTTCCGGGCAGCGGCTGCGGCAGCCGCCGGATCACCAGGCCGAGAGCGTCCTTGGTGAACGCTATGTTGTGGGTCGTCACCGGGGTGGTGCCCGTCTTCTGCACGAACTGCGAGCGGAAGACGAAGAAGTCTTTGACCTTCCCGATGGTGCCTTCGATGAGCGCGCGCAAGCCCGCTTCGCCCGAGTTCTGGAACTCGCTGAAACGCGGAATTTGCCGCCAGGTCGAATAGGTCGCCGCGTCCACCACGATGAACTTCTGCTCTTGAGGAGGAACCTTCGACAGGAACAGCGCTGTTTCCGCCGCGTCGATCACGGCTTCCGTGATCGGCGTCCCCGGCGTCCCCACCGGGGTGTTGGCCGTGAAGCCGCTGTACAGATTCAGAAGGTCGCTCTCGATTCTCTGTGCGATAGCGGCCACCGAAGGCTGCATGTAGATCTTGAGCAGGTCCGGAACCGCCAGCACCTTGGTCACGTCTGGAATCTGGAAAGTCGCTTCCACGTGCGTATTGAGCACGATCTGCGCGTTTCCCAGGCTGGGGCTTTGCGTCTGCACCGCCGCGCCCTCCAGAATGTTGTTCGCCGCCATAACTGGCGGAATCGGTATGTTGACCGTGTCGCCGGCATTCGCCAGCACCGGCTCGTAATCGCGATTCACCAGGTTCCCCATTACGAGGTTCCCGACCAGCACCGGCAATGCGTCTGCCGCCACCAGCTTGACAATCGCGTTTGCGACGTTAGTTGAGGTAATAGCTGCCATTCGTTCTCCTTGACTTGATTGTTCTTGCCGGCCGTCTGTGTTTGGGCCGGTTTGTTACTACAGGCCCCGAAGGGTCTGCGACGCCACGCGCACGATTTCCTCTCGTACCCGCTGCATCTCTTCCGCGCTCATGCCCGGGCGGATCTGTTCGATGCTCACCGTTTCTCGGCCCGCTGACGGCGCTTTGAAGGTCGCGGTCATCCCGGTTCCTCCGGCAATGCGAGCCGGCAGAAACTCCGGATTCTCATTGACGAACGCCGCCAGGTGTTCTTTCAACGGCGTTTCGCCGGCGTCGGTCCGGGCCACCAGCCGCCCGTCCTCGGTCCGCACGATCCCGTCCTGCACCGCCTTGAACGCCAGGTCGATCTTGGCCACGCCCAGCCGCTGCAGTTCGGCTCTCACGGCCGAGCCTCGCTCGGCTTCCGCGGCCATCTGGCGGCTGCGCTTGTTCTCCGCCACCAGCTCGTTCAGCCTGCGCTCCAGTTGCTCCCTGCGCTTGCGCTCCTCCTGCAGTTCCGCCTTGTAAGCCGGCTCATTCCTGGACTGCTCGTTGGTCGCGAACTCCTCGATCGCCTGCCGCACGATCGCTTGAACGTCGATGCCTTCCATATGCCTCCTAAGAAACTCCGTCTGCGTACTTCATCCGGTCGATCTCTTCCGCCACCTGGTTTTTGACTTCCTGCCGCGCATCGCTCAGGTACTTGAAGGCCAGCTTTTTAAACACCTGCTTCTTCAATGTCTCCGAACCGATCCCCAGATCCAGCAGTTTCTTGGCGTCGTCCAGTTCCGTGCTGAGATCGTCGATGTCGAACTCGTCCAGCCCCGAGACGCCGATGGAAACTCCGTCCTGCCGCGCGGCCGCGATGGCCCACAAGACTTGCTTCATGGTGTCTTTCGCGATATCGCCGTACCCGCGCAGCACCTCCTGCGTGGTGTTGAAGTCCAACTGTTTGCTCAGCCCGGACTGCCGCTGGCCTCCGCCACTCGACGAGCCCGCCTGGGTCATCAGGTAGCAGACGCGGTAGATTTCGTCCTTCAACTGGTTCAGGTTGTCGGCCGCGATCTGGTAGACCTTGCCATCCGGCTCCGTCCATCCGAACCGGTCATCCTTCCCGAGTTGGATGTAATAGGACTCGCCGACGATTTGCTTGAACTCGCGGTCCGAATAGACCACTGGAGTGGCGAACAGCCCCATGGTGAGCGCCCACGAAAGCGCATTGGACTTGTTGAAGTGTTCCAGTTGCAGAAGCGCGGCCTTATTCAGCAGCCACAGCCCCTCCGACACTTTCATCTGGAACATGGGCACCCGCCGCAGCGAGGCCAGCCCGTGGCGCCCCTGGTCCATCAACTCGATGGGGCTGGAATCGCCCGCTTGGCGGTACATCAGGAAGTTCTCGCGGTCGTAGTAGATCCAGCGCGTCTCCCGCTCCGATTTCGAATCCGTGACCTTGGATTGTTGCAGGCAGGAAGTGCGGATCACCGCCCACTCCAGCCCGCCCGACGGGTCGTAGTTCCAGTTGATGACCTCGTCCGGTCCGTAGTCCACCAGGTAGGCGCGCGACCGTCCGGAAGCGTCCTCTTCCGCCCGCGTCAGCAGGGCGGGGGCGCCCTCCGGACCAGCCCGCGGAAAGTCCACCACGATAAAGCTGCTGCCGCACACCATGGTCTCGACGAATCGTTGGCGGAAGAACTCGCTGAGGCTGGTTCCCTTCAAATCGCAATCGTCCGCCAGCGCGGTGTAGAAGCTCTTGGCGGCGGTGTCGCTTCCTTCCAACATCAGGATCGGCTCGCGCCGCATCAGCGTCGCCGCGTACCAGTCGACGATCGACCCGATGTAGTTCTCATAGAACATACGGCTGAGCCGTTCCTGGTAGACCTCGCCGGGCTCTTTGTGCCGGCGCACGAGGTATTCCGAGGCGTTCGCGCGCAATCGCTCGCCGCCCGCGTAGAGGTCTTTGTACTGCTTCCACATCGCCTTGCGCGCGATGTACTCGGGATGTTCCCGGTTGATGTTCTTCATGGAAGAATTCGCCCCCACCGCTCGCCGGCATCCGGGAGCGGCATGTATTCCTGCCAGAGCAGATACCCCAGCGCGTCGGACAAGTGCGTTCTCAGCCGGTCCCGGTCCTTGTCGATCTGGTAGGTGTCGGCCTTAAAAGACACCTGCTCGAAATCCATGATCAGTTCCTTGCACTTGAAGTCCACCAGCAGCCCGATCTCGCCGGCGGCCGATCGCAGCCTCGAGTTGGTCAGATTGATCCGTTCCCGCACGCTCGGATTACAACTCGGCACCCGGTACTTCACCGGCATGGTGGAGTGGACTTCGAAGTACTCGCGGATCATGTCGTAGTCCGACGCTCCGGTGGTGTGTTGCTGGCACCCCGAAGCGTCTCCGTAGACCACGATGCCGGCCGGGTCTATGGGAAACCGTTTCAAAAATTCCGCGCAAGCCTCGCCCGTAGTGGCGTGCCGGAGTACGATTTCATCCAGCACCCGCACTTTGCCGCGAACCAATTGCACCACCAGCGAGCTCATCGGATCCACGTTGAAATCCAGCGCCCAAAGCAGCGGCAAACGAGGGTCGAAAGTCAAGACCGCAAGATTCTCATTGCGCGTGAAGGAGGCATATACCAGCGTGGCATCCAGGTTCAGGTACAGGCCCAATACTTCCTGTTGATAGAAGCGATCGTCGTAGCTGTCTTTGAGCCGCTCGTAGTAATCCGGAATTTGTTGGAGGAGGTACCGGTTCTCGAGCGGCTGG